GCCGTCAACCTGATCCATTCCTGGTCCTGTTCGCTCAAAGCCATCGCAAATCCCTTTCACAAAAGAGGCTTCGCGTTGGGGCCGGTTGTAGCCGACCCCAACGCCGCTATATAAAAAGCCGCCAAATGCCGCCTGATTTGCGATCAGCTCAAGGTCGCGTGGGCCGCGTACTGCCAGTAACCGTAGCCGACGTTCCGAATCGCCTTGACACCGTAGTGGTGCTTGTCCTCATTGAACTCAAGTTCCGAGCCCTCGGCCACCGCCTTCATTGAGATAGGTTCTTCTTCCTGCCTGATAAAAGGTTTGGCTGGGGCATCGGTCCTGAAGCAGGCAAACTGCGTCGTGTAGGTCAGATAGGGATTGGCCACGATATTGACGCTGAAATCGGTGTTGGCTATAAGCCCGGCTATCGGGTTCGTCTCTCCGCTCGAAACCAGCGGGTTGTAAACGCCCGGTGTCAGGAACTGCCACAGGGTCGGCGATGTCATTACCAAGAAGTTGCGGGCTGCCATGTTCATCGGCTTGCCCTGGTCATCCTTGTAGGTCAGCATGTAGCCGATAACGCCCAAAATCGCCTTAGCCGCCTCGACCGGTGTCGGCGCCGTCGCGGTAGTCACATCCAGAGAAGCCACCTGGGTATTCGTCAACAGATTTAGTTGCGTACCGCTGGCGCCCTCGGAGTGATCGCTGTCGAAGAAATACTGGCCATCGTAGCACAGTCCGCTCGTCGAGCCGGTCCCGTTGGTGATTAGCGTACTCAGGAGCTCGCCCCAGTGGCCGCCCGCCCTGGTCGCCAATTCGGCGATACGAATCCTGAGCTGGCCCGTCTTATCGCGTCTCAGCCAGTCAACCAGGACCTCGAGCGTTGCCTCGAACTTCTTATTGATGATTGTGATTCCGTTATCGCGGAAACCCTTGGCCTGCCGACCGCCCAGCCATTCGCGCATCTGAGGAACCATGCCGAGCCACTTGTACGTCTCGGACTCCTGGTCGCTGTCAAACGGCATGGAAATCTGGTCGATCCAGCTCTGGCCCATGTATTGCTCGAGCGCGACATAAAACTTGCCGATAATCGCTCTCGAACTTAATGCACTTCCACTCATTGTCTTATCCTTTCACAAAAAAGTGTTTTTGTTGTTTTGCCGGGCGCAAAAAAAGCGGCAATCAGGTGATTGGGCACCCAATTGCCGCTTAATTCGCCTTGCGTCGGCCCACCGCCCGCCGGCGGTTCGCCGAACCCCTATTTATTTTTCAGAAAATAGCTCGTTTACTACGATTCCTGTGCCCACGTTCCGCGCTTGCCAACGATGTTCCATCCCGCCGTTCCGTCGCCGATGAGGTCAAGGTAATCGCCGCGCTTTGCTGTGGCCGTCGTGTTGGTTAGTTTCTTGCCATCGCCGCCGGCGGCATGGTCACATCCACCAAGAAAATTGTCGGAAGTGTTGGGGTCAACGCTGATTTCCAGATCCGTTCCGGTTGCACCGCAATAAACAATCCTGATCCTGTATCCCGCAACCGTCGCTATCAGCGTGATGGTCTTATCCTTGGTGCCGAGATAGATTATCTTGCCGTTATCCTCGGCATCGATCGTGTAGTCATCGACCTTGAGGTCGCGGTTCTGGTCCGGCCCGAACTCATCGAACTCGCCGACCCGGCACTCAATCTCCATCTTCGTCGCCGACACATACCGCGTGATTACGCCGACGTAGCTGTTACCCGGTGCAAGGAACGTGTAAGTCGCATCGTCCGACATGTACACCGGCTGGCCCACATCGGTTATCAAACCGACAAGCGCAACCTCCAGCCGATACCTGCCGGATAGCAGGCGAATATCCTTGGCGCCCGCTGCTCCGCTCGTGTTGTCAACCTTGTCTACCGAGTGACCCAAAAACTTGTCACCCGCAACCAACGGCCGACCGTAACCGGATGCGTTATCGCCGACCGCCGCACCTTCATAAACGATGTCGGCTGCGATTATCGGCACCGAATTGTGTTGCCCCAAAGCCTGAATAATTGGGGCGTTTGCTGCTAAAGTCGTCATATTACACCTCACTATTCTTAAAAACAGTTTTTACTTTTTTACAAACTCTTACTTCTCAACTGCAACAGGGCCTACAATTTGCCGCCGAATGCCTTTATCGCCGCCTCAACCTTAGCCAACCTCTCGGCATCCGCCAACCCAGCGCCCCGGCACCTTTGGCGATAGTTCTCAAGCACCGCCAAGGCATTCGGGTCATCCAGCGTCAAAACCAACGGCAGGCACTCCTGGTCGGAACCTTGCTCCGCCAGGAGTTTATTGAGGCATCGCAAGGCGCCCAGGCCGTAAGGGTCCGCCCCATCAATCCGAAAGACCGGACCTCGCGGTTTGGTCGGCTCTTTCGATTTTGCCGGTGGCTTCTCTGTGCCTTTATCTGCACTCGATTCTGGTAAACGTGCCTCCAGCTCGCACAGCCGGTCCATGTTCTTTCTTGATGCATTTTTCCTGAAGTCGCCGTCCTTTTTAAGACAATTGGCCCGCAGGCTATCAAGTTCGGCAATTTCTTCGGCCGTCAATAATTCAATTTCTTCGTTCATAACAAACCTTCCTTTGCAATTTTAGATTTAAGATTTTAGATTCGAGATATTAGGTCAATCTAAAATCTACTCACCTTCGGCCCTTTACCTTCGCCTGACCCGATGCCTCAACCTTCAAAAAGGTAATATAAGCATCTTCATCGCCGCTGAACTCGGCCTGCAAATCTTTTGATTTCTTAAAAGATTCGCGCTGCTCGACCTCAGTCTGCTCGGCAGGGTCGTCCGCCTTGGCCTTTGCCGCCGCCGCCTTTGCCTGATCATCGGCAAATTCGCCCTCGGCTGGATCAACTTTTTCGGCAATCATCCGTTCGGATGCTTCTTTGGCTGTCTCCAACTCAGCCGCGAGTTTTTCGTTGCGCATCTTCATCGCTTCCATCGCCGACTTGCCTTCCGAGTAGCACCGGACCGCCAACTCATGGTCGTTTCCACAAGCCTCGCAAATGTCGTCGAACAGTTTCCGCTCGGCTTTTTCGCCCTCGGCCTTACCCTGCTCGAAAATCTTACCGAAGATCTCCGACTCATCGGCCTTGAACGATTCGACTGTCAACTGTTTTTCAGTCATATTTTGCTCCTTAAATTTTTTGTTTTCATCTTTCGTTACATCATACGATATTGACCCTGCACTCTCGGCCGCCGCAACGGATGCCGTGTTGCTGTCGGCGCCGAAAACACACATACTCACTTCTTTTATTTCCGATTTTCTGAACACCGCACCGGGACCATCCAACGTCCTGCCGTTCACCTTGACGCTTGTGCCTTTCGATACCTGCTCGACAATTGAAGGCGGTACGTAAAGAGAGGCTTCCATCGGAAAACCTTTTCTCATATCATCCCGCAGTTTAGTTGCATCATCGTTATCGAGAAACGGCCCCTCGACAACAACCTGTTCGCCGATTTCCTGCTTATCGGTGAAACCCAAACGGACGGCCCTGTTGTGCTCGGCCAATATGGGCGTAACTTTCTTGGTAAACGTCATACCTGATAAGTCAAACGCAATGTTACCCCAGTACCAGTGGTCCCGGATAACCTCGCCCGAGTAGCCTACGATCTTGAACCTGTTTTTTTCGACATCGCTGCTCTCATCAAAAACAACAGTGCAAATATCATTAAAAACACACGCCTTTACCGGTGCCGATGTTTTGTCCTTGTCCATTATTCCGTTTCCTTTCCGTCCTCATCTTTTTTTTCCTTGGGGTTTTTGACTTCCGCGAGATTGTTTTCCTTCAAAATTTCCTCCTCTTTTGCGCGCTGTGCGGCAATATCGGCAAATTCGTATCCCTTTCTTGCGCAGATTATTGTTCGGGTTGTAGTTTTGTTGTTTAATTCAAACTCATCCGCCTTGGCCTCTTTGAACGGGTCCACGTACGGCCACCTATTGCAGAAAATCTCGTGCCGATACTTTTCTTTGTTGTCCGTAAGCTCCCTTTCGCCCACCATCCGGTCGATAAACCAACGCCATATCCCTGAGCCAAAAGGTTTTATAACAACGTTCTGTTCACACGCCCAGGCCTCCTGCACTTTTTGATAGGCGATCCGCGCGTTCATAAACGTGGCGCCGGAAAAATCCAGAGTAATCAGCATCAACGGCATCAACAAAGGTCTGCCGATAATAGTCAACATGCGCAGAACGAACGGATCGAACAGGGCGCCCGGCCGCGTCTGGCCGATACCGGTCGCCGATTCTCCATCCTCACCATATATAATCAGGCCAGGATCTATCTTTTCGTGCCGAATATCCGTTTTGGGGTCACGACCGGAAGGCTCCATTCCCTTCGTAAAGGGCTGCGGTTCAAACCCGTCCTTGCGGCTTACAAACATCGTAAAACAGGCATTCACCTTCGCCGCCACCAGCTCGGCATCGATGTAGTCGGTCAGCGTCTCTATCGAGTTGATAACCGAAGCAAGCGCCGGTTCTCCCCTCGAATAACTGAACCGGTCTGAATTAAACATGTGGTGAACTTTGTCGGCCTTGTACTGTTTGTATGACGAAGGCTCGATGTAATAGCCTGATTTGTGCGGCTTGCCGATATAATATCCTATCACACGCTTGGTCTTTTTGGAAAATGCGATGCCGTTTGTTATGGTGAAGTGTTCACCATCGGCCTTGCCGAACGGTTTACCTACCTGCTCGCCCTCGCACATCTGCAGGCCATTTGGTGTAAACAAACAGAATATATCACCATCCCGACGATAGCCGAGATAAGACTTTCGCAGTATATCGTGAAAACGAAACCTGCCTGTCACATCGCAGGGTGTATCTATCATTTTTTCCTTGAAGGCCGCCTCCGCGGCTTTGTTCCACCCATCGTCCGATGTCCGGGCCTGTATCGTAGTGGTTGAGCCAATAACACCGTCCCTCTCGGTCTTTAATAGTCCTTTGACCAGGCCGTTATTGCGGCCCATGTCTCGAACCTTCTCTCGCAACTCATAAAGGGCACCTTCGGTCAGGTGGGTGTCACCGGTTCCGCCCAGGCCCTTCCTTTTTTTGCTGAGCCTTCGCTTGCCGATTGCATCGTAGGCGAACCGGTAAGCCCTTCTCCTGTATGCGGCCCTCGGGCTGACGATGCCGACTACATCATCAAACCTTTCGCTCAGCCTGCGCGTGATGTTCTTATTGTGTCGTCTAACTTCCTGCATCAAAACTCCGCTAATGATCTGTCACCGCCCGTCCGGGCCGCCCTTGCAATCTTGCGCTCGAGTCTTTCCTCGCGGGCATAAAGTGTTCTGAGGTCCCCCTTTGTCAACGTTCCCTTGCCGTCGAAGTCGATAGTCTGACCGTATGTCTCGATTGCCGCAATCGCCGTCTGGACACGAGCCAGTTTTTGGGCTAATGTATCTGCCATACTATCCAGACTACGGAGCCGGGAGAGATTTTTGAAGGGGGTACTTACCAGAATCTGGTAACAAGGTGAAAATTTATTTATTGCTCTACAGACTTGAAAGTCTCGCCGCAATCGGCGCATTTGTGGTAACGAATCGGCCTTTGCGTGTGATAAACCGGCACATTGGCCGATTTGCACGCCGGGCATTTTATCACATGCCAGATAATCGTACGGACTTCATCCCCGGTATTGACCACCGCCTGTTTCGTTGTCGGCTTGACAGTCCGGCCCCGCGGCGCCCGTTTCGACCGCCCGCCGGCGGGCAGATTAACGTCCGGCATATTGTCTAAGAATCCAGTCATATCATTTTGTCTTTAATGCCGTCTCGGTCTGGCTCACTATTTGTTCGTAAACTTCTTGCGAAATCATACAATAAAACTGATTACCGAGTAGCTTCCTGTCAACCCGCACCGGAATGCCCTTAAGCTGTTCGGCAAAGCCCTTTTGCAACTCAGTATTGGTTTTCAGCAGATCATCAACACTTAATTGTTGGGATAATCTTGGATATGGATTCGTCATACATTTACTTTCACACATTTTTTACCGCCTTTCTTTTTTTGTGCTCTAAATTCTTTCGTGAACTTCGTGTTCTTCGTGGTTTTACAGTTCAATTTTTACATCATCCAAAAAGCCGCCGCCCGGGCGCCTCTTTCTGGTTTGCTGCGGTGCCGTAGCGCCCGGCGGCAGCATGTACTGCACGTTTTTTAAGTAAGCGACAACCGCACACCCCACCTCGCAGTCCCAAAAGTGGGTCGGCCGACCCTTTACCACCGGCTCCCAGTGGTAGTCCTTACGACCCGTTTTTTTATCTATCATT